TTGACGTCAAGCGCGGATCGCATGCCCGCCTTCGTCGTAGCGTCGAGCAGAGCGGCGACGTCCGAGTCGAAGAGAGTAGAAACCTCCGTCGAGAGGCTCGACGACGCGGCGGTAATCCGCCCTTGTTGGTCGACGGTAAACTTCCCGACCGCGTACGCGGCGGGAGTGACCGCCGTATTCGCGAGCGAGATCGTCCCGCTCGTCGTGAACCCGCCGCCGCTGAGACCGGTTCCGGTATTGACCTGCGTAACGGTCCCGCCGCCATCGCTAGCCCCGCCCCCACCGCCGCCGCTCTCGATGATCTCGAGCGTGTTCGTGCTGTAGATTTCAACTAGCTCTGCCATTCCGTGACCTCCTGGCGAATCGTGACGTCTCCCGAGATAAGGCACCGTTTCGACCCGTCCGAGAGCGAGACGAACAGGTCATAGACCGCGACCCCGGCCGCGAGCGTCGCGGTCTGCTCGTCGGTGATGACTACCGATAGCTTGCCCTCGGATGCGGTGATACCGATCCCGCTCGAGCCCGTCAGCACGAGCAGCGCATCGGCGTAGGCGTCGGTGGCGTTCGTCTTGATTTGCATTTGGGCGCCGTCGATCGTGGTGATCGGGTCGCCGTTGACGTCTTTATAAATAATCGTTCGCTCGAAGGTCGAACCTGGGTAAATCGTGAAATCGTATTCGTTAGCCACTAGCTACAGCTCCCGTCGAACTCGCCTGGTCGATCGAACCACGCGGTGTAGTTTGAGGAATGGCCGTTCGCCGCTACGAACACGGCGACCACGGAATCCGTCGGCACGTTCTCGAGATCGAAGTCGTGAGCCGTCGGGTCTACCCCCGAATGGCTCGTCGTCGTGTTCGAGAGCTCCGCGAGGTTCCGCACGATCGAGGAAGAGAATCCATCGGTGACGGTCGCGTAGCTGCTGGCCGTGCTGAATTTGACCTCCGCCACCGTGTAGATCCATTGGCCGGATCCGTCCGACGTCGAGCTCGTGATCTTGCACAGGATCGGCCCGTACCATCTTGAGGCCCACGCGGGGGGCTCAGCGGGCGATCGAAGCACGATATCGCTCGCCCGTTCGTGACGGTTGAGCGTTTCGGCGTCAAGCCTGCCGGTCCCAGTGCGAAAGCGCTTCAATTGAATACGTCGTCCAGATAGTCCCACTCCGCTTCGCTGAACCACCCGTCATAGTTGCTGTCGTTGAGCGTGAACGGGTCGAAGTAAACCTGATTCCAGAGCACGGTCTTTGCCTGGCTCATCCCCGTCGTCGGATCGGTGTCGGTTGGTGTCGCGAATTGCGGAAGCACCAGCGGAACCTGTTGCGCGTGCTTCCACGGGTCATATACGAACGTAAGCGTTACGAGCCGGAACTCGTGATGGTGTGGCTGGAATTCCACGCTCTGCCAGTAGAGCGACCCGATCGGGAACCCGAGGAATGCTTCGGTGTTGCGTGCTCCGACGTAGAGCTCGAGCGAGTCGAGGTCGATATCGCCCGCGGTCGTGCTTCCGGTGAGTCCGGTCTTCCAGTCGGCGTTCCAATCCTGGTAGGGCCATCGCATGATTTTCTGAATCTGCACGACGGTCTGGTCGATCGCGATTGAGACCGGGGTCGTGTTGATGTCGATCGCGTCGCCGCCGATGTCCGTCCCGGTCCGCCACACTGTTTTCGTAAACGCGTCGTTGGTGACCGTATCGCTCGGGACCGTGGCGCCCTCCCGCCACGCGGACACGTTCCGCGGCCTGGACACGGTCGAGACCGTGATATTCGGCGAGCCGATGACCTCGTTGGCGGCGTTGAGCATCGGCCCCATGCCGGTGGCGACGAAGTCGACGCGCCACGTGTCGGGCCGGTCGGGGTGCTCGGTGATGTTCAGCTCTCGCACGAGGAGCGGGCCGAACGTGGTCTGCGGCGTATCGGCTTCCCACGCGCCCGAATCAACGTCGTATTTCTGGACCTCGCGGCCTTCCATGAGGCGGATACCGAACGACGCCGAGCTTTCCGCGAGCTTCCGTTGCACCGTGAGCGAGTCGATATATCCGGTCTCGCCGACCGTCTCGATGATCAGCGTGCCGCTCGACGTCACGGGCTAGAATGGCCGGATCTCGAGGTCGTCGCCGCCGCGGAGGAGCTTGTAGGTCCACGTCATCGGGGCACCGCCGTTCGCTCGTCAAGCCTTCGGAACCATTTCATCGCGTAGTCCTGGCCAGCCTGGGTGTTGCCGAAGTCCATGCCCTGCTGGGTTCTCCGCACGATTCCGGCCGCCTGGCGGAACGTGTCGGAGCTCTCGATCTGGCTCGGGTCGGTGATGCCCTGCTCGAGCTCCTTCATCTTCTTGGTGGTTCCGGTGACGTTTTCAATCATCCACGCGAGCAGGCGCCGGAACGGTTCAAGAATCGCGGATAAACCCTTGACGGCCGGGATGATGATGTCAGTGAACAATGGCCCGATGCCCTCGAAGATTTCTTTCAAGGTCTGCGAGCTGGCGATCCAGTCGGAGAGGTCAGAGAGGCCGGAGGCGAGCTGGCCGCCGAATTGCCGAGCGAAGACTTGGCCCGCGTCGGTGATCGCGTTTTTGATGTTCGCAAATTCCTCGCGGAACTCTTTCGATCCCGTGATGAGCGAGCCCATGATGAAGCTAAAGGTCTTAAACCCGACGAAGCCTGCCGCGATGCCCGAGAGAAGGCCCGTCGTGCTCGAAGCGAACCGCCGGACCGAGCGCCGAGCCGACCGTAGCCCGCGGGTTAGCGCCGTCGTTCGGGCTCGCACGTTTACGAAAAGATCACCTACGTTTGCCATATGCCGCGGAGCCTTTCCATGTTCGCCTGCCGCTCGAGGTCTTCATCAATTCGCGGGAGCTGCATCCACGTCATCAGCTCCGCGGCCGTCATTCGTTCGGTGAGCTCTCCCACCGTCATGCCGAGCCGCTCCGCCACCGAGAAGACGAGGCGCTCGGCCGGGGTTAGTCCCGGACCGTCTTCGGATCAATCAGCTCGACACACTTTTCCGCCAGCGGTATGAGGATAAAGCTCGGCAACCTGGCCGCCTCGGCCTCGGTCATCCGCGGATCGACGGCACAAGCCGCGACGACCTTTGAATGCTGCTCGGCCTCGTCGGCCTTCATCAGCTCAGTGACCACCCCGGCGCTCGGGCTCTCGAGCGTCACGGCGCCGTTGTCGGTTTCGACGACGACGCGGCGGGTTCGCATTAGGTCGCTCAGACTGGTCAATGAATGATTCCGAAAGTGATCGAGTAGGAAATCACCCCATCGAGCTCGCCCTGAAACGTGAAGCCCTTAACGACCGCGTTCCGGTTGCCGCCAAACGTGTCGTCGCCCGCTGTTCCGTCGTCTTCGAACGTGATCGCCAGCACGCCGGGCTGATCGTCAAGCAGCGCCTCGAGCGTGGCCCGCGGGAGTGCAGTCGACGAATCCCCTACCTGGTCGGCGTCTTGGTCATAGACGCATTCGAACGTGAATTCGGAAGGCTCGGCGTACCCATACAACACCTGGCGGCGAGTGCTTGCCGCGGTCGTGACGTCGATCGCGGCGCGGTCGTTCCCGCTCTCCGAGAAGTCTCGAATGTTGAATTTGAGAACGACCGAGGCCGCGGTCGTGAACGTGCAGGTTGCACCGTTGAAGGTCTGCGCCATTGGTTTATGCTCCGGTCATCGTGGCGGTGATCGTGGTTCGATACACGAGATCCTGCGACCCGTCGTAGGGGTCGCCGAAGTCTCGGTCGATTGAGGTCGGGCGGGCGGATCCAATCACGACGCCCCCGTGAGTACCTGGCCCGAGTGTGGCGATGACCTCCTCGGCCAGCTCGTCGGCGCCCACGTGCGTGCGATCCATGCACGTGATCGAGACCTCGGCGATTCGCTTCAGGTCTTGCGCGGCCGAGTCGGTGAAGATCTCCTCGCGGGAAATCGCGTACACCACGGCCGGGAACCCGTCATCGCGGTTCCGCACGTAGGGCGAGATTCGGGACCCGACGAGGTCGGTCACGGCGGTTTCGGCGTTGAGCATGTTGAACGTCGCTTTTGCGAAGCTCATTACCAGACCTTCCCGAGCACGCCCTCGATGTCTTTCATCGAAACGCGGCCCTTGTTGTTGGAGGTTGCGACGTCGATCGCGATTTCGAGCGCCTTCAGAAAATAGCTCGCGGCCTCGCCGCGCTTAGCCTTGAACGCTTTCGTTCGGAAGTGTCTACCTTCCACGCGGCCGTTCTTCGTCTTGTACCCACGCTCGACGAACCACGCGTGGATCATTTCAGGGTGCTTCTTCGAGTTGTAATCCGTTTTCGACCGGACCGAGCCGTCGCGAGACTGGATCACCCGCCGCACCCGATACCCGCCCTTCTTGCTTCCGCGGTCTCTCATCGCCGGTTTTTCCATCGGCGTCTTGTAGCTGGCGGACCGAATCAGCCTGGCGTTTTCGCGGTTGATCGCTTTGAACGCGGCCGAGCTCGCGGCCTTCATCGAGTTGCGCGGTACGTACTTCTCGAGGCCCGTGAGCTTCTTCTCGAGCTTCTTCCATTCGATCTCGATTCGGACGTCGCTCATCGCTCTGCGACCTCGCAATCAAGCCTCAGCTCGTGGTCCCGCTCGAGCACGTTTTGAATTCCCACCACCTGGAGCGTGAGCCCGTCGTAGGCGATCCGGGTTTCGTAGGTGACCTCGGCCCGGTATCGCATCCGGACCTCGTAGGATTCGAGCCCGGCGGCCTGGACGTCGCCCTCGGTGCTCTTGACCTGAGAGACGTTCCGCACGCGGGCCCAGACCTTCGGGACGGTCGTCGCGTAGGTGTAGGTCCGCTGCCCCGCGGCGTCGTCGGCCTCGGTCGGCTGCTGGATCGCGACGATTTGCCGGAGCTGCCCCGCCTGCATCAAAGCCCCCTCGGGCCGTAGCCCTGGAGGATCGAGTTGATCGAGTGCGGGAGGGCGTACATCTGAACCGGGGTCGCGGCCTCGCGGTTCTCGAAGTGCATCGCGGCAAGCTCGAAGACGGCGACCTTCAGCGGCGCCGGAATCGAGGAGTAGCCCGCGGTGTAGGTCACGCGGTAGGTGTCGACGTTGTTAAAGGCGCCGGAGGTCTTCGTCCGGAGCATCGGCCACGCGCCGGTGAAGTCGAGCTCGTACGCGGTCGCGTCAACGGTCGCGGCCTGGTCGACGTTGTACAGCGCGGAGACTGCATTCACTGGCCCCACGGCGAAACGGAACGGAGCAGGAGCGCCCCGGAAATAGTCATAGAGCGTGGTCGACCGGAGCAGGACTCCGGCCTTGTTTTCGATATCGACCGTGGCCGCGTTGAGCGATCGCCTGAGCGCGGGGTCGTGCTCTTTGTCGGATACGCGGCAATGGTCTCGGAACTCCTCGAGACTGAAGCCGATATTCGCTTGTGAGACTACCTGGATCAAGGTCTACCTCGAGGGAAGCGGGAGGCCGCCCCGCCAGCGGCGGAACGACCCCCCGAGCTGGTGGCATGGATCAGCCCATCGTGCCGACGACGATCGCCTCAGGCCGCACAATGCGACCCACGGACCGCATGTACGTATTGATCTGAGTGAGGCCCTGGGACTGCTTCGCGTACGGGTTGATCTGCGAAACCATGCCGGGCTCGCGATCAACGATCCTGTAGGCGTTCCGCGGGAGGAGCACGATGGCATCGAGCCCGGTCGTGTTCGCCGGAGCCGCCGCGTCGATGTAGACCGGGAGGCCGAGCAGCGTGCCCTGCAAGCCGGCCGCAAGCGTGGCGTCCTGGTAGGGCTGGAAAACGGGTCGGCCGCCGTCGGTGATCGCCATAATTTCGGCGAACATGCTTTGACCCATGACCCATGAGAGGTCGCCGTACCCGCTCCAATACTGAGCCGGGAGGTCGTCGTATCGCATCCGAATAAGCTCGGCGGCGGTTGGGGCGGTCGCGCTCGCGAAAGTGCGCTGGGTTACGCTAGTCGCGCTGCTGTCGAAGAGCGCGTCGGTCTGAACCGCGCTCGACACCGTAAGGCCGTTGCAGTAGTAGGAGGACCACAAACGGCCGATCTCTTCAGCGTGCTGCTGGTTGATCTCAGACACGAGCTCAGGCCGCGCGTCCTGAATGATCTGGAACGAGAGCTCAGTCGTCGCGGCGACTGCTCGATCCGTGGTGAAGTCGATCTCGCCGAAGGTCGGCTCGACCTCGTCAAACGCCGCGGTTTCGGCGGTGATGTCGGTCAACGCTACGCGGGTCGCGACGGTAGGAACCTTCATGTCGGTCGGATACGAACCGACCCGCACGGCCTGCCGCACGCCCTGCACGGCGCCGAAGAGCCGCGCCATTTCAGAGCTCAGGTCGGTCGGGATCACCGCGGTATCGACACCCGCTGCGAGGTCTCGAGTGTTGAGGCCCGATCGGTCCTGGCCGCCAGAATTGAACCACCGCATGTACCCGGCCCATTCGTCGCCGTTGCTTGCGGTGTTTTCGATCGCGGCGCCGGGCGTGAGCCGCGGAGTCGCGGGTTCGGCCTGGCGAGCGGTGAACCGTTCGCGGAGATCGGCGGCACGCTGCTGGACCTCGAGCTCGTCGAGCTCCTTTTCGATCCGCTCGTACGTGTCACACTCGGCGGCGGTAAACGCGCCTTCCTTGTCCATCATGGCGCCAAGCTCGCGCTCGAGCTTCTGCCGGGTTTCTCGGAGCTGGTCGCTCATTGCAGTGATCCCTTCGCCGCGGGGTATGCCCCCTCCGGCACTATTGAGAGCTCCACCAGCTCAGCAGCTCGCACCGTGCGAACCGCGGGATTAGTTCGGTTGTTCCACTCGTCGCCGTCTTCGCGGAGGTAGAAGCCGATCGACACGGCGCCTGTGAGGTCGCCTCGCTCGAGTGCTTCGCGGATGTCGGCTCGGGCCTCGGGTAGATCCGCCTCGAATTCGAGGCCTTGGTCGGTCTCGCGGAACCGGAGGGTTCCCGATCGCACGGCTGCCAGCGGCACCCCGTCGAGATCGTGGCCGTACTGCATCGTTACCCCGTCGCCGATTTCGAGGGCGCCCCGCGTGAATCGCTCGCGGTAGGGTCGCGGTCGGTCGCGGAGCACGTGGCTCATGCCGTCATAGGGGACCGCGGTCCCGGCAAGGGTGCGGCGCCCGTCGGTCGACGCGCGGGCCGTCGCGATAAACCGGCGTTCAATCTTCCGCATCGGTCTCGGCCTCCTCCGCCTGCTCGTCGGTCTCGCCGTGCGCGGCGTAGTTCTTCGAATAGATCAGCTCGTCGCCGCCCTCGATGCGCGGCAACCCGAGCAGAGAACGCGCCTCGTTTTGTGTCATTACGCCAGCGTCGATCGCCTGCCGGGCTGCCGCGACGACCTGGTCGAGCGAGCCGCGGAGCATGTGCCGGAAATCGAAGTGGAGCCGCTCGCCTGGTGCGAGGAGCTTCCGTTCGACCTCACCGGAGATCAGCGCCGCGTAATGGGCGAGGCAGGAATCGACGTACGCGCGGAGCTGGGTGTAGGTGTGCTCCGCGGTGTTCCCGGGCTCCTGGGCGTAGAGCATCTGGGGGGGGATCCCGAACATCTGCCCGACCTGCTGAATGCTGAAATTGCGAGCCGTCATCCACTCGTTTTGGGAGAGCGTGACGCCGACGGTCGAGACCTTCATGCCGCCTTGCGTGACGATCGGCGTAGCGATTGAGCCTGCCTGAGAGTGCCGGTCGCGAACCGCCTGTTGTAAGCGATTAACTGCCTCTGGGCCGAGAATCTCATCGCTTTCAAATTTGAGCTTCCCGACCGCCCCGGCAGAAAAGTGCGCTCGGCCGCATTGTTCCTGCTCCGCGAGGAGGTCGAGCGTGGCACGGCATCGAACGACCGGCGAGTCTCCCCAGAGCGGGTTAGCGCCCGGGAGCCGGAAATGCAGCAGCTCGTCGGGCGTCAATCGCCCCAGCTTCCCGTGCGTATAGAACACGTCGCCGTCGTCGAGGTAATGGATCTGGAACGACTCGGGCATCAGCGGCACGAGCTCGAGCAGCTCGCCGCCGCGGGTCCGCCGAATCAGCGCCCCAGCATTGCCCCAAAGCATCAGGTCGCGAACCATCATCCGGCGGAACTCGAATCCCGAGTGGTATTCGTTCGGCTGGTACTTCAGCAGGTCGCAAGCTGGAGAGGCGACCTCAGAGTAGCCGTCGGCTCCGAGGGCCTGGACCTCGATCGGGAGCCTGGCAATATCGCCCGCGACGAGCTGGAGGGCTCGGGCCACGGGCGGGAGCGTGTCTGCTCGGTGCGGCGTGATGTTCTGGGCGTCGATGGTTGGGCTGGGCCACAGGTATACCGAGCCGCCCGTCGTCGGCCAGAACCGTTGCTGTAGTTTGGCGAAGATCCCCAGAGCCGCGCCCAGTCTCCAACCAGCGCCGGAAGTATACCAGAAATGAGGCGGTATTTAAACCCCCGCCCCCGGGCCTTAGATCACGCTCGAGCTCTCGTACACCGACCGCGGCTTTCGGATCTCTTCCATGATTCCCGTCATGCTCATGACCGCGGCGATGAACGGGTCGATCCGACCGGCGGCCTTGTCCTTCTCCGCGGTGGGATTCCCGCTCCAATCCTCCCGAACCCGGACGTTTCGGATCGACTGGCGGAGGACCGGCCACCCGTCGTGATACACGTGGGGCTGGTCGGGCTTCTCGATGGCCCTGATCCTGGTCGCGAGGTTCTGGAGCGGCGGCGACATTGAGAGCATGTTCTGCCGATGGGCCTCGATCGGGAGCCCGTCCTGTCTCCATTTCTCGAGCGTGTCGGCGGCCCCGGAGACCGGGTCAACGTAGACCTTCCACAGCTCGACCCGGTCGGCCCACTCCTCGAGATACGCCTGGACCGCGTCGAGGTCGATTGTCTGGCCCGGGCAGATGGTCAGATGGCCCTCCTCCGCCCATTGGCGATAGGGCATATTCCCGAGCCGCTCCCGCGTGTCAAGCTCATGCTCGCATGTCCATGCGTGCCCCCAGATGTACGCGGAGTCGCTCCCGTCATTCACGGCGAACACGACCGCCGTGAGGTCGTGTCGCTTCGAGAGGTCGGCGGCTCCGATCACCCGGCGGCCCTTCGAGACCTCGAGCGGGTCGAAGTCTCGCTCGGCCTTATCCCAGAGGGCGAGGTCGATGAACGCGGCGTCCCGGTCGTCATATCGACAGCAGATTTCCCGCGTGAATTCGGAGCGACCTTTGAGGGTGCTTTTCGCATCCTTCGCGAGGGAACGCATGTTCTCGATCGGGAGCACCCCGGCCGCGAGCATCGGATTACCCTTCGGCCAGACCGCGACGTCGAACGGGTCGTCCTCGGCGTCGATTCCGTAGAGGAGCGGGAACCGGTCGTCGCCGAGCTCGCCGTCTCGGAGCTGCTGCTCCATCTCGTCCCGGCGCTGGTAGTAGGTATTCGTCCGATCCTGGCCGGGCGTGGTCAGCATCAGGATCTGAGCATCCGGGAGCTTATGCGTGGCGATGATGAGCTTGCCGAGCGTGTCGTCGACGAACCGCCCGCACTCGTCGGCGATGTAGAGCCGCCCGAGGAGCCCGTCGGCCGTCCGCTGTTTCGTCGCGATCGACCCCATGATCGAGCGAGTTTTCTTGTTTAGGATCTCGCGGAACTTGCATTGGATGTCCCCCCCGTGCTCGGTGCTGATCTCGGCCCCGAATGCGAAATTGGTGGTGTTCTCGACGATGCGGTGGGCCTGGTCACGCTTCGTCGCGAGGCTCCAGACCTCGACGCGGTGCGGCGACGAGGCCAGCAGGTAGAGCGAGATCATCGCGGCCGTGGTCGATTTCGCGTTTCCCTTGCCGATCTCGAGGGCCAGAAACCTGGTCGCGGGCTCGTCGTCGGACCGCCGCCGCCGGGCCAGCAGGCCGCCGACTAGGTGGAGCTGCCACGGGTAGAGCTGGGCGGGAGCGTTCCGGGAATCGTGGAGCTTGAGCAGTCCCACGAATTCGACGATCCGCTCGAGCTCGGCGCCGTCCCACCAGACGTCGCGATCGCCGTCAAGCTCTGCCAGCGTGCGGGCCGCGATCAGCTGGATGCACTCGCCAGCAACGGCGGCGCCGGAGATTACGTCGTCGCAATATTGCCGGATTTGGTCTAGAGGATCCACGGTTTGGCTTTTTCCGTTGAAGGCTTGCGATTTTGAGC